GCACAACATTAGTGTTATATGTTTCAAACATTTGTCCATATGGAGAATCATTCTCTGCAACAGTTGGCATATAATAACTTACTTGGTCGGCTTCGCCATCGTGAACAATAACCAAACTACTTAAATCAAGGTTATTCACTTTACGAAAATTCAACATAACATCTTTCATAGCACAAATAGCTTGTGATAATGGAGTGTTAGATAATTGCTCTGAATCTGGTCTAAAGAATCTTGATTGTTTATGCCATTGGCTCTTATCATCATAAGATGCCTTAAGCATTAACATATTCCTTAGGCACTTACTGAATTCTGCATTACCCATTTTTGAGTTAAGATATTCACGGAGTAATACTGACCTCATTCTAATTTCGCCAGGTTTCTCACTAAACATAGAATTCATAGCAGAATCATCAGAACTATCATTATCTCTTTTCCACATAGTGAATGAATCACCAAAACTATACACATGGAATGGAATATTTACTTTACGGCAAAACATCGCTAATACAAGCACTTGCTCAATTGAACCACTCATATTTTGCGACATCGAACCAGAATAGTCCAACATTAAAATAAGTCCGTGTGATTTACCTTTTGGTACCATCATCACTTTACGGAAGATATTATCATCAAACTGATAGGTAGCAATCTTATTAATATCGATATCGCCAGTATCAGAAATTTTAATCTTTGAGAAAGCTTTAGCAGCCTTTTTCATTTCAAATTCTTTGGCAAGTAATGAGATATATTTTTCATTCTTGTTTTTAAATTCACGGATTAATTTTTGAACATCAGCTTCGGTGTGAAGAAGAGCGCTTGATTGCTCTTTCCATGATTTCTCCATCAATGAATGGACTTTTTTATAGGGTGTTACAATCTTATCCAAGTTAGCTTTAGGGAAAGTAACATAAACATAGTCCTTACTTTTCTCATCTAAAAGCATTGATTCGTTTTGACGGAATGCCTCATCGGTTTCACATCTTGGTTCGAATTGGTCATCCATTGAAACATTGGATTCTTTATCGTTATTCACTCGAAATTCTTTGGTCTTTTCTTTTTCAGCTTCAGATTCTTGCTCAGATTCTTTACCTGAGCCTTTACCTTCATCATCGCCTGTGCCTTCTTCATCGGCATCACCATCGTTGGCAGAATCATCACCAGATTCATCTTCAAATTCATCAAGATTATCAAAATCAAAATCTTGTAATTCAGGCATATCAGCTTGCTCATCTTTAGAATAGGCATAGATTTCATTGGCAACTTTTACTACATCGTCCCAAGATTCTACATTTTTAACCTTTTCGACCATCTTTTCTTCTTCACCAGTGAAAAACACTTTCATAGTGTATTGGCTTTTGGTATAGATGTTTAATCGGTTGATGAAAGCCATATCGTTAATATCACGACCTTTAATACCGAAAAAGTCACGGGTCATCAAGTCAGCATAAGCTTTAGCGAATGATGATTTTAAACCTGGGTATTTTCGTTGGACTTTTTTCTCAATACGGGCATCTTCAACCACATTTAAGAATGATTTAAAATTCTTACTTTTGGTTTTATCTACCACGGCATCATGCCATCCTTCGGCAGGAGTATAAAGGGCATGCCCAACTTCATGGCCTGTTAAAAGGTCATATAGAGCGCCTGTCATATTTTGCCATATAGGGAGGTAAAGGATACGATTCTTTGGGTCAAACTTTGCGGTTTGAATTTTTGAATGTTGAATCGTAAGGTTTTCGGTAGCCATCAATTTGGCTAACTGTGATTTGGATTCTACTGTATAATTTGACATCGTATATTTGCTTCTTAATTTTTATGTAACCATCCTATCATACAAATGGTCAAAAGTCAAGCGTTATTTTGGTTATTTTGGGTATTTGGTGCAAAAAAACAACATGTTGCGTGGAAACAACAAAATAGGACTTGTTGTAAAAAAACAACAAATCCAAGAATATGGAGCGGGACCTAGGATTCGCACCTAGTGAACGGGTTGGACACCTATTCTGTTCTACTAACTTCCCGCATTTGGAGCGGTGTTGTGGTGTTAAACCACACTATCTAACCGGGGAGGCTAGACTGTCTTGGACCCACCGCAATTAACTATTTAATGTAACCATTCTAACAGGACTTTAACTTAATGTCAAGCGTTTCATTCATGTTTACCGACCAACTTGACCTAGGTATTTGTCTTTTGTTTCTTGCCAGGTGAGTGTGATTAGGTCATCATAGAAAAGTGTTTCTTTTGAAACTTTATCTTTCTTTTTAAGAATACTGATTCTCGGTTTCGCTAAATCTTTTTTCCAAATTTCTACTAGAGCTTCAACCGATGTATCAAAGTTTTTCTTTATTCCTGTGGTATCTTCAGCTCTTAAAAACTCTACTGTCTTATCATATAACGGACACCAATAAATGCCACGAGCATGAGCTGTCTTAATCAGTTCTTTAGGCACCTGTAGTTTTGAATAGGTGAATTGTAGTGAACGATTCTTATGGTCTCTTTTATGTGGTTGACCAGATGGTTTTTTGGCAATATACCATTCAAAATATTTCTTGGTGTAATTCTTCATTAGCCATTGGCGAATCTTGTATCGTGTTTCTTTTTCTGGCTCAAATGATACTGAACCTGCCGTGAAACCCATCTTTTGCCAATAAGGTAAACCATCATACTGTGATAGTCCATTCGGCTTCGCCTGGCCATAAAGTGATGTTGTTGTAATTGAAACCAACTTATCACCATAGAGTTTTTCCCATAGTTCTTGTATTGGCGTAGCAAGGCATAATAATGCGAGTAACTTACCACCCACATAATTATAACCTAATGGTTGTAATGGAACAATCGTTGAACCAATAGCCGTATGATTAATCATAGCGCCTTGTGTTTTGAGTTCTCGGCTCCAACCAATATAGTTATCTCGTGGTGTCAAATCTAGGAAGTCAGATGAAATACAAATTACTCCTAGATATTTTTTAGTAATTTTATCTCTTACAATAAAGTTCAAATTACGCCCAATGTTTGAATTGTTTTTCATGGTAGATGAAAAGGTACGAATACAATTCCACAATTCAGGTAAGTCATCTTGTTTATTGGCGTAGATGAGTTCTGGTTCTAGTTTTAAATACTCATCTAAATCCGTTGGATTCCAAAAGTTGGATTTTACTTCTTCAATCGCTCGTCTTTGTTTCTCATCTTCAATAACTCGTTTCTGGCCTTCCCACAAATCAGATACAACAACAGCGGGATATCGGTCTTGCACCTCACACCATTTTTGATAGAGTGTATATTCTTTCACATCCATTTGTGACACATAGGTCAAGTCTTTAATAACTGTCTGTTTAAGTTCTTGTTCGTCAATAAAAGGCATATCGTCAACAGGATTTTCTGCTGACCATTTCTTCCATTGGGATTCTACATCGTCTTTTGGGTCAAATGCGTATGACATTATTTTTTCTTCTTAGTGATTTCAAATATTTTTTGTGCTTGTAATCTTTGTAATTCTTGTGTATTGTCTATGTTTTTTTCAATAGAATCTGTGGTTTTATTTACAATCGTTAATTGTAATTTAAAATCTTCTTGATGTTTTTTTAATATTTTAATTTCTTTATCTAAATTATCAGCTCTTCTTTTTTGATTATCTAATTCATAATTCATATTCACCATAGTTCCAAGGAATAGAAATGAAATAACCATTGAAACTAAAAATAAAACCCACGATACTTGTCTATTTGTCATGTTTTCTTTTTCGTGTAATTGTTTTAATAATTTTATCTCGTTTTTGTTTAGCTAATCTTAATGAAACTGGCCCAGCATGTTGCACAAACTTAATGCCATTCATATGGTCTAATTCGTGTTGGTAACATCTTGCAGTTAAACCTTCCATTTTCATTTTAATATGTTCGCCGTTTTCATTATAATATGAAACCATAATCCACGATGGTCTTTCTATTTTAAGATATAAAGCGGGATAGGAGAGGCAACCTTCGTTATCTTTTATCATCTCTGCCGATTGTTCGGTAATTAATGGATTAATACAGGCGAATTGAAAATATTCGGTACCAATCACAAATACTCTTTCAAACACTCCACATTGATTAGCTGAAAGACCTAAACCGCCAAACTGTTTCATCGTCATCTTTAATCGTCTAATTAAAGTATTCATGTTTTGATTGGGTAGTGCGTTTTTATATATTGGTATTGGCTTACTTAACATTGGATGATTTTCATCAAACAATGGCAAGGGTTCAATCTTTTCATCTTTTGCAATATTAACACCGGTATCAATGGTGAATATTTCTTGGCTCATTATATCGTCACTCATTTTACTATCCTTGAAAAGTTCTTTATTTTTTCGAATTTAATTACATTAGAAAATTTATCTTGTAAGATATCACCTTTATGTGAGATAACGTATAGGTTAACATCTTCAAGCATGTGTAATATCTTAATTAGCTCTTCGGTGCCATTGGTATCTAAACTAGAATCAAATATTTCATCAAGTATTAATAGATTTGTATTTGATGAATTCTTTAGCTTAGCTATTGAACGCCATGTAAGCATTAGTGCCATATCTATTCTTTGTTTTTCGCCTTCGGAAAAGTTATTATAGGTAAACTCATCACGAAACCTCGACTTGATTGTTTCTTTGAATGATTCATCAAGGTTAAAGTTCACAAAGAAATCTAATGATGCCAAATACTTATTCACTAATTTATTAATGATTGGTAAATACTGTTTAATAATCTTTGTTTTAATACCTGTATCTTTTAATAGACCAGAAGCTACCTCATAGTATGTCTTCTCATCAATCAGTTCTCTCAATTCTTTTTCAGAAACTTCAAGGGCGGCTTTAAGCTCTTTCAATATCCCTTCTTCGTTATCTGATATTTGTTTTGAATCATCAAGGTCTTTGATTTGTTTTTCAATACGAGCAATATATTTTTTCACTTCGGTAATTGAGGTATTGTGTGTTGCAATTTTAATTTGTAGTTCTTGTATTTGTTTTTGTTTTTCAGATATCTGATTAAGTTTATTTTGCTCTTCAAGTAGTTTGATTTCGAGTTGAGTTAATCCAACGGTACATTCAGTAACCTTGCTATTCAAACTATCAACTTCTTCTTCTTTGAATTGTTTATCAATGGCCTGCCTACATGTTGGACAACTATCATTATGTTCAAAGAAATTAATATCTTTTTTAAACTTGTTTAGATTAGTTTCAATCTGTGCTTCTAACTGATTAAACTTTTTAACTTTTTGTTCGGTATCAAGGCGACTTGTTACTTCAGCTTGTAACACCTCAATATCTTTATTGTAAGTAATTGATTCAGATATCAACACATCAACGAATTGTGAATTATCGGCTATATCCTGTTCATATTCAACAATCTTATCATCACTATTTTGTTTTAGTTGTTGGATATGTTTTTCTTTGATTTCGTGTTGTTGTTGTTTGATGTCGATATCATGTTTTTTTGAGATGGTTAAGTCTTTATTATTTGACATCTTTTCTTTAACGATGCCATTCATTGTAGAGAATATTTGAATATCAAGAAGGTCTTCAATGATTGCTCGTCTATCACTATTTGATAACTGCATGAATGGAGTAAATGATGCTGAACCCAATACAGCTATCTGTGTGAATGATTTATAGTTTAATTTAATAACAAACTTTTCAAGGTATTCTTGATAGTCACGAGAAGCTGCATCTTGATTTAATAGTTCGCCATTGCACCAAATCTCAAAAACATTTGGTTTAATACCTCGGATAATTTTATATGATTTGTTACCTGTATCAAATTCAATT